TTTTGTAAGGATTGGCTGTTGTTGCTGTTGAACCTGATATGGTTACAGTTTCAGTCTGTATTTGATAGTTTTCATCCAAGCCTTGTATCTCTACTGTGTCGCCATCTAAGTCTGTGTTGAGATTGTTTTCATTGTTTGGCGCAGTGACTTTAATATTCAACAGACCATTGGCATCAATCGCCGCCCAAGGATAGACAGTATCGTCCTCGTCCCATATGGTTCCGATGGTGTCTATGCTCATAGCAGGAACAGCACCAAACTTGTGTACTTGGCCAAAGCCTGCTGGCAGGTTGATACTGTTGTAGATGTCTCCGCCCACAGTTCTAATAACAGGTTGCCCTACACTGTTGTAGTCCATTGCCATTGTTAAGTCATTGGTATTAGGCTCATAACTATGATTGTAATTAGACGAGTTTGGATTTAGATTAGGCATTGTTAACTAGCCCAAGGTCTGCCCTGCTTGAGGCCACCTGTGTTATCATTGTCAACAACGTTATTGGTGTTGTTATCACCTACTGCATAACGAGTAGGTAATTGTGTTGCGTCTGCTGTAACATCTGCATAGCGTCCTGGCTCTATAACATTTTGGGCCGTTCTATCTAATCCTGCTTGTGTTAGTTTAGCATCTTGTCTTTCACGTTTAGTTGGCATTATTCAAACCCCCTTGGATCTTTTATTCTAATGTCTGCAGGATCTTTAGGTCCGTTTACTCCGCCCCCTGCATCTGTTGTTACTGCTTCAATGTCTGCAACTACTTCATTTGGGCTGTTAGCAACACCATTAAACCCCTGTGGATCAAGCATTGCTAGAATATGTTTGAATCTGCTATCCGAAGCATCGTTTTGATGTACGTTTACTTCAGCCTCAACTCCATCTTCGATGTCGTGTGGGCCGTCTATTTCATCTAATAGGTCAAGGACCTGTCTTACTAAATCTGTTGCTCTCATACTAATATTTATACAAAGTTTGGTCCGTGTACCCAACCAACTAAACTTTTACGTATTCCTTTTGTAACTGGCTTAACACAATGTGGCATTGAACTTGGAAAGAATATTGCTGTGTTACGAACAGGAACGAAGACATCTTCCTGTCCTGGGCTACCGGGTATTTCTAGTTCACCGCCCTCATAGTCGTCATTCAGTAACAAACTAAAACTTAGTTTTCTATTACTGCCCATAGGATTGTGTAGTCCTGTGTCTGTGTGAACTTTATAATGTCCACCAACTCCGTACTGTCCGTACTGCACAGGTTCTAAGAACTGTAGGTTCCAATGGTAATGTTGTTCGTTTGCATACTTTACCAAGCTATGTAGCAATCCGTAAGTTGATTGTGTTGCTTCGTCTTCAGGATCGAGCCAAGCAATATCAGTAATTCTTACTTCGTCGTCCTCTGCAATATTAGACTGTATTTTTGCTGCCTCTAGTTTTTCTTGTGTAAAATATTCTTCTAAAAACTTCAGCTGCTCTTCTGGGAACACGTTCTCTACAATAAAGATAAACTGTCCGCTTAATTCTGGGTTTGTTAAAGGTATCATAAAGTATTTAATGTTTCTAATCTAATGTTACAGCAAGATTGATAAAATAAATAAGTTACTATGATAGACAAGAAACCCTTTCAGAATAAAATAACCGAGCTGAAACAGGAAGGCAAGTACCGTGTGTTCAATGATATACTCAGAGAGCGCGGAAAGTTTCCTAAAGCGATTTGGTACGGCAAGTATGCAATCAAAGAGATTGTAAACTGGTGTAGCAATGATTACCTAGGAATGGGTCAAAATAAAGTTGTCATAGATGCGATGCATACTGCACTTAATCAAACAGGTGCAGGGTCAGGTGGTACTAGAAATATTGGTGGGACATCTCATTACCACGTTGCATTAGAACACGAGCTGGCTAAGTTACATAATAAGGAAGCTGCTCTGTTGTACACGTCTGCTTATGTCGCAAACGAGTGGACGCTGGTTTCTCTAAAATCGATCATTCCCGACATTGTGTTTATCAGTGATTCCGAGAATCACAACTCTATTATCCAGGGGATACGACACAGTGGTGCTGACAAGGTTATTTTTAAGCACAATGACATAGAGGATTTGGAAGAAAAGTTAAAGAGCGTGTCGGGTACACCTTGTGTAGTATTCGAATCCGTATATAGTATGGATGGGGACGTTGGACTTATTTCCGAAATTTGCGATCTTGCTGAACGTTACGGCGCGATGACCTACATCGACGAAGTACACGCTGTAGGACTGTACGGGGAGACTGGTGCAGGCTATTGTGAAAAACTAGGGGAAGGCCGTGTTGATATAATTAACGGTACGCTAGGCAAGGCTTTTGGAGTACAGGGCGGATATATTGCAGGGGATGCTGACGTTATAGACGCTATCCGCTCTGTTGCTTCAGGTTTTATATTTACTACGTCAATGTCACCTGTCACTTGTGCTGGTGCATTGGCTAGTATTAAATATCTAAAAGACAATGACATACTAAGGCAAGAACATCAGGCAAAGACAAGAAAATTAAAGAATATGCTTAAAGATAGAGGTATTGAAGTACACGAAGGTGCTTGTACGCATATCGTTCCTGTAATGGTTAGGGACGCCTTTAAATGTAAAGAGATAAGCGACACTTTACTTAATGAATATGGAATCTATATTCAACCTATCAATTATCCTACTGTCGCTGTAGGAACAGAAAGACTGAGAATAGCGCCGACGCCATTTCATACAGATGCTATGCTGGCTGACTTAGTAAATGCACTCAAGGAGGTGTTAAATGAACATTAGAAAAACATTGTGGTTTAGTCTAGGGATTATACTACTAGGTGTTGCCTTTGTTGGAATCTACTTACCAGGACTACCCTGGAGTACACCAGCAGTTGGAGCGGCATACTGTTTCGCAAAGTCAAGCGATCGGATGCACAATTACATTATGAACCACAAACTGTTTGGACCTTTCCTACGTGGATGGTCAGAGAAGCGTGTCTTCCCTACCAAGTTCAAATACTTTATGTTGATAACTATGTCATCAAGTGTAGCAGTACTTTGGTTTACTACAGGTAATCCTAAAGCTGTACTATGGAGCGGAGGCTTTATGGCACTAGTTGCTATATGGGCTTGGAGATATCCAGGGTCACACGATGAACATCAACGTAGAATTGATGCAGGCAAAAAGGTAGCCTGGCTCAAGTAGACTTTGGCCAAAACCTAACAACATCTTGTGGATGGCTGAGAAACATATGAATGTAACATTCTTTGTCTTCAGGGACATACCAAACGTCCCAATCAGAAGGCTCATCTAATGTAACTTCTTTTTGGCCTCCACAAAACTTTATTGCTTGGTCAAGTTGTTTTGAAGATAACTTGCCATTGGTTAAGCATAATGCTCTTAACCCATACTCAATCATTTTAAAAACTGTTCCCAACTAGGATGTTTAATAGTAAATTCTAGTGCTTTTCGTTTGTTTGCAAGGTCATAATAATCAGGACGATACGGAAGTTTCTTAGGCATAATTAACTTACTGCCCTTTCTACTATTGCAAGGGTTACACGCACTAACAATATTCTCCCAAGATGTTTTACCACCAAGGCTAGTAGGATGTACGTGATCTAATGTTAGTTGTTGTTTGGGGAATTCGGTTAGACAATATTGGCAAGTAAAGTAATCTCTTAGGTGGACGTTGTATTTGGAGAACCTAGGCCGCCGCCGTCGACGGTACATTTCTTTTAACATAATAACAGCAGGCACTCTAGTTTCCCAACTGTTGCTACGCACTACCCAATCGTCATACCAATCAAAAACTGTTACCTTGTCTAACCATAGGTAAGTAATTGCTTCTTTCCATTGTATTGTGGAAGGTGGTAATAACGACACAGGCTGTCCGTCTGCGTTCAACACTAATGTATCGGCCAAAGCTACTATCCTTTACTAAAATAATATTTATACTTCGACACCATAACTGATTCCTACTCTCGGTGTAAGTGGAACAGTGTCGTGATAAAGTCCTGCTGGGATATGTAACATATCTCCCGGCTTTAGAATGTGTATGTATTCTTCGTCATCTTCCCAAACAGTGAATTGGGTTTCACCTATTGCTTGTAGGAAATACACATCAAGATCATCTACGTGTTTACCAAAGGTCTTTGCTTTGTCTGTAAAACTAATGTATGTATGGGCACTGACAGGTGCATTGTTATATTCGTGTGAAAGTATTGCAGCAAACTCTTGTACTTGTAAATAACTCTCGTGCCTTACTTCGTGTACAATAACACCCATAGTATCAGTATGATACACAGGCTCGCCCTTGCATTCATTTAAGTTGTCAATAACTTCTTGCCATCCGGGCAACCAAAAGTCATCGCGGTGTTCTACATAATGTTTCATATTAGCTCTCGTTCATATTAATACACAACGCTTGCTGTCCTGCTTTAAAGTAACCGTTGCCTTTGCCGACTTCTTCTGCTAGAGCTTCTCTTGCAAAGAAACACTCAGTCATATCGTTATGGTATGTTACTAGTTCAACGTATGGCGATGCATCATAAAAATATATAAAAACTAAAGCCCACATTAGTTTGGTATTCCTTTTTGCTTCGGAAGTTGTGGACCTGAATATGGTTCAAAGTTTCTACCATTGCCTAGCACACATCCTGTGCCATCTCTAAATATTTGTATGACTGTGAATGTACCTGAGTCTTGGTTAACATAAAACAGCATACCTCCCTGGAATGGCTGTCCTGACTGTGCGGCAAAGGTCATAAAGTCTCCGGTGAACAATAGTTCCTCGTCGTACTTCTTAAAGACTTCTGATATTTTTCCAATTGGGTCGCAAAGTGTTCTGATCATATACAATTTGCTGTCCGCGGTATTATTTTCTTGCGCTTGTAAATTTACAGGACTTAATGTTAAGAAGCCTGCGAACAAAGCTAAGGCTAGTCTCTTAAACATTGTTAGTGTCCTTTCTGTTATCTATTTACATACTCTAAGTATCTTTGAGCAATAATCTGGTCCAACTGGTCTTGTATCTCTCTCCAGCGTAAGGATCCTTCTGCGTATTGCGTTTGTTTATTTTTTAATTCTGTGTATGTCTGTGTCATTATAACCAACTGTCAACTGTTTGCATACTTGCAAACTCAACAGCCTCTTTCCATTGTTGAATCCCGTGATAGTTAAACAACAAGTCATCTGTTGCGTCACACATCAGCCAACTGTTAGCTGTTGTATACGGAAACCTGCCGCTCATTTCTGCGTCAAGCTGTCCTGGTCCCCATATTGTTAGTCCTACGCAAGGCCTCCAGTACACAGGTGTATCACCTAAACTAAATCTAGAAAACATTTCTGCATCAGATGTTAATCTGTATCTTGGCCCTGCTGGTATTGTATTTGTACTAGTCCATTCGTCAGTGTGAAGCACTACAATACTTGCTTCGTTAACTGGTCCGCCTTTGTGTACAACAGGATATTCGCTAGGATAGATAACTCCCTTGTCATAACATAATTTCTTAAATGGAATGTTAGTTGGTACATTTAATGTTACACCTAACGTACCTTGTTGAGCTGACTCGTTGTAGATGAATACTACAGTCCTGTGGAACCAATTGTTCTTGGGTAAATTAGGGTGGGCAATTAAGAGTTTTCCTGCTCTGTCTGACAAATTGAGCTCCTTATGCTGTACGTTTAATCTGATCTAATGAGCCTAAGGCTGCGTTTGCACTCATACCTGCTTTGTTATCTAGCACTCCTGCATATGCACTGCCACCTGTAGACTTTGGAATACCCGCCCAAGTTCCTGCTAATTTGTTTAAGAAGTCTTTGTCACTCATACGTCCTGCTAACCATTTGTCTAGCCCGTGACTTCTACGTAGGTGATAGATTGCAATTGCGTCCTGTGTCTTTTCATCAAACTTAGTGTTATCCATATCAAGGCCCATACTACCTGCTACGCCCTGTAGAGTCTTTCTAATATATTGATAACGTCCACTTGCACTTGATCCGTATCTATTTCCTCTTGAACGCATATCATTTACTAGTTGACTAAGAGTCATATCTAATATTTGCGGACGGCGCTTGCCTGGATACACTGCATCATAACGTCCACCTGACTCAGGTCCTGCAATCATATCTAACACTGCTCCAACTTTGCCCTGTGTTACACTGTCTTGACTAAGTTTACCAAACTCGGCTGCACCCTTTGTAGGCTTCAATGGTTTCTTAGCAGGCTTTGCTGTTGCTAATGTTTTAAGTTCTTCTGCACTGATTGATAGTCCATCGCCTTTGATATTGTTTTCTTGTTTGAATGCTCTAACAGCTCGTGTAGTTCTTGGACCATACTTACCGTCAATGCCTGTGCTACCTACTGTATAGCCTAGCTTCTCTAACTGTTGTTGTAGAGATTTGACTGCTGCTGTGTCTTCCTGAGGATAAGGAGGGCCTGCTTCAAGTCCACCATCTTCTGCTTCTGTAATCTCTCTAAACTCATTAAATCTCATAACTTATCCTGTCTTAGTTGGACTTACTGGCCCGCCGTGCTTTGTACTTTTCATACGCTTACCGTCTAAACTTACACGTTTAGATCCAATCTTTTGACTCTTGCCTGTTTGACGACTTAACAAGCCTCTGCTTACACAACTGCTTTCCCAACTAGAACTCATATTCTTTCTAGCTGTGTTCTTGCAATAAGAAGTCCAGCCCTGACTAGGTCCACGTGCCTCACGTTCTGCGATAATTTCAAATACCTTCATACAGTATTTAGTTCAGCGGTACCGGTCTGCAGGGTTTTCGAAATCTTCGAGTTCTGGAGTCAATTTGAATGTTAGAGCCTTTCTAGGACCCTTGGTCGTGTTAATGTTAACTTCTCCTGACTTTTCGTGAAATTCGATCTTGGTAATCTCTGCAGGTTCATTGTTTTTACCTACTAGGATGGTTTGGCCTAATTCTAAGTTAAGGCATAAGTTTCGTAAAGTCATTGGAATTCTCCTTCTTGCGAATGCTACTATTATTTAGTTTACCAAAAGCTCTTGACATTAGAAACAAGACATATTATAATGTATGGACAGTTAGGCAAAAACAGAGGCAAATTATGATATTAGAAGCTATTGCAGTTACGTGGTTACTTGTACAAGTATTCGGTAACGATGCATTAATGATATGCGTATCAGGGTGCGTGTAATGAAGCGCACACTATTACTATTAGCTGCCACAGCGGCACTAGGTGCTTGCAGTTCTTTACCAGACGAAGTATTCACAGGTCAAAGAGACTGCGGCTATATTGGTTGTGAGAACGGCGGACTGCGTGTATACAAACACGAACAGTGGGGAGCAACTGAGCAACCTAAACGCTGGTATGGCTGGGATTGGGGTACTAGTTCTAGTGCATTTGAGCCTGGAACACCCGAACACACCAAAGCATTGGCTGAAGAATGTGCCAGAGCTGCCACATACGGTTTAGACTGTATGGGCCGTCCACTTAACCAAAACTGATTGACATTTGGCAAATTATGCCATATAATAGTTGTATTATTACTTTTACATAGAAAGAGGCTACTATGAACGATG